AGTTGGTGCTAATGATGTAACTAACTTAACTATCAGTTCATTCGGTTAATAAACTATGTCTGCTACAAGACCTGCAACTAAAACAGAATTAAAAGATTATGCTCTTCGTAGATTAGGTTTTCCTACGATAGACATTAACGTTGCCACTGAGCAGCTGGATGATTTAATAGAAGAGGCAATAGATTACTATCAAGAGTACCATTACAATGGTAGTTTTAAAACCTTCATGAGAATAGAAGTCACTGATGCCATTAAAACACAGGCAAAAGGATTTACTCAAGAAGGATCAACTCCTTGGTTTGGACAAGATAACTATGTATCTACACCACCTGGTACTTTAGGTATCAATCATGTGTACACAAATATAGGTGCATCAAGTATTGTACCTGGCAATATTTTTAATATCAAATATCAAATATTTTTGAATGATATCTACTCCATGACTCATGGACAGATACTACATTATTTCCTAACATCTCAATACTTAGAAACTCTTGATTTTGTCACCAACTCTCAAGCAAATAGAAGAGTCAAATGGAATGAACATTCTAATAGACTCTACTTAGACTTTGATTGGAATGAACTTACCACAGGTGATTTTATAATGGTCGATATGACAATGCGTCAAGATCCTACAACCTTCACTGATATGTTTAATGACAACTGGTTAAAGGATTATGTTGAGGCACTATTCCAACAACAATGGGGTAGAAACCTTAGCAAGTATGATGGTATTCAAATGTTAGGAGGAGTCACTTTAAACGGTAGACAAATCTTAGAAGATGCTAGTCAGTATAAGTTAGATCTTGAAAAAGAACTACGTGATCGTTATGAAATACCACCGTTAGATATTGTAGGATAACATGGCAATTTCAAACACACCAGCTCAGGATTATGTTCAGTCAGACTATAGTAATAGTGCAAGACTAAATATAAATGGATCTGCCCAAGAGCAGAAATTTATTGAAAACTTAATCGTAGAAAGTATCGAGATCTATGGGCAAGACATTTACTATGTTCCGAGAACGATTGTCAACAAAGATTCAATCTTTGAAGAAGATTCGGATGGAAAATTTGAGTCAGCGAAAGCTATCAGAGCTTACGTCAATAATGTTGAAGGATGGGAAGGACAAGGTGAGTTACTTACAAAATTTGGAATCCGTATTGAAGACAAGACAACTTTTATATTCTCCCGTGAAAAATTTAAAGAGCATGTTGACGACTCTACAACGCTTAACGTCGAAGGACGACCAAACGAAGGGGACTTAATATGGTTTCCTATCACCAAACATTTGTTTGAAATAAAATTTGTAGAAGTAGAAAGACCTTTTTATCAGTTAGGTAGGAACTACGTTTGGGAATGTCAATGTGAACTATTCGAGTACAGCGACGAAGAAATCAATACAGGTATTACAGATCTCGATGCTATAGAAAATGCGTTTGCAAATGCTATTACAGTTGGTCTTGCAACTGGTGGTAGTGGAGACTTTACAGTAGGAGAAACTGTAACAGGTGGTACATCTAACGTGACTGCCGAAGTTAAATCATGGGATAGTTCTACGAGAACTCTCATTGTTATTAATCGTTCTGGAACATTCACTGTACCAGAAACATTGACAGGTGGTAGTTCAAGTGCCTCTTGGACAACTGCTACATATAATACCATCGACAATAAAAATATTGAGATGGATCAAAACAACGACTTTGAAACTCTTGACAATCAGATCATTGACTTTACTGAAGCAAATCCATTCGGTTCAGTTGGATCTATTACTGACAACACAATCTAATGCTTGGAACTTACACATACAACGAAATTTTTCGTAAAACAATTGTCGCTTTCGGTACTCTATTCAATAATATAGAGATTCGTAGGTCAGATGAGGTTATGAAAGTACCTCTTGCTTATGGTCCTAAACAGAAATTTTTAGCACGTTTAGATCAAAACCCAGATCCTACAAACAAAAGAATACAAATAACTCTTCCAAGACTTTCATTTGAGATCACTGGTGTAGAATATGATCCTTCAAGAAAGGTTTCACCTACACAAAAAATTAAATTTAAAAAAGATTCAGATGAAAACAAAAATGTTTTTATGCCTGTACCATATAATATTGGTTTTGAGTTAGGAATTATATCAAAAAATCAGGATGATGGTTTACAAATATTAGAACAGATACTACCTATATTTCAACCACATTATAATCTATCTGTAAAATTATTGACTACTGTTGGAGAGACAAAAGACGTACCAGTAGTTCTACAAAATATAGATTACGAAGATGATTATGAAGGAGATTTTGCAACTCGTAGAGCAATAATTTATACATTAACATTTACCGCAAAGACATACCTATACGGTCCTGTCACAGATGCAAAAGTTGTCAGAAAAACACAGGTGGATTACTATGCAAATACAGATACCACTACTGCACCAAGAGCAAGAAGATATACTGTACAACCAGAATCTACTATTGATAGAGATGGTACAGTAGCAACAACTCTTTCTGGCACCATTAGTAAAACTGCTACTGGATTTGCAGTTGCTAATGCTTCTGGTATTAACAAATATGATAACATATACATTGGTAATGAACTCATGAGAGTTGTTAATAAATCTGGTAATAATTTAAGTGTTATCAGAGGATATGAAAAATCTACACCAACAGTTCACAGTGTAGGATCAAATGTATTCATAGTCAACGATGCTGATAGTGCTCTACTAGAATCTGATGATGATTTTGGATTCGGTGAGATATACTCTGAGTTTACTGACATGAAGAAATTTAACCCTGTAAGTGGACAGGATGAGGATATCTAATGGAATTTTCTGGATTAGATAAAGCGTTTGGTCAGGAACCCAAGGGGGAACTAAAAAAACATGTTGATAAAGTAAAACCTTTTCTTAAAAAAAGTCAAGAGGATGACGTAAGACATGACTATGAGACTGCACGTGCACAAATGCATAATCTAGTATCCAAAGGACAAGAGGCAGTAGATGGTATCTTAGAGGTGGCACAGAGTAGTGATCATCCTAGAGCGTATGAAGTTGCTGCATTGATGATAAAGAACGTTGCAGATACTACAGAAAAACTTATAGATTTGCAAAGAAAGATGAAAGAATTAGATGCAGAAGATAAGAAAGTGACCAACAATACTACTAATGCACTCTTTGTAGGAAGCACAACTGATTTACAGAAGATGCTAAAAAATATAAATAAAGATACAGAAGACAAGACAACTGACAAGAAATGACAGTTCTAAACGTACTAAGCACAAATGCAATCGCAGCAGGTGCCACAGAATACCAAGTTGTAAAGACTGGGTTTTATCGTGTTATAGCAACCGCAGGAGATGCTACTGTAGCATTTAATGACGGACCTGCAATCACTCTAATTCAAGACGAAGCAATCTTACTTAAAGGTGGTAAACCAGGTCATGCAAAGATTGTAAAAGGTGTTGACGATTCCACAGCAGATTATACATTAGGTAGACACCTACATGAAACATCATCAAGTCATCCATTTTCAGTGGGAGATTTTATTGCTGTAGAAGATGATGGTACTTCACCTGCTATTGATAGTAATTTTCTTTCTGCAGGAACTGCAGGTAAAAAGATAACTGCAGTCGTAGGTAATTTCGTTAGTACTGACATAGATTCTTCAAGTGCATCAGCTGATTACACATATGCATCAGGTGCTCAACCAGTTATGAAACGTGCTACTAAAGTAGCAGTGACAGGTAATGCAATAGCACTAGAAGAGATACAAGTCGTTGGTGGATAAATGCCAGCTGTAAATCAAAAAGCAGAAAAGATCGTCATGGCGATGAAACGTAAGAAGAAAAGTTTCAATCGCCTATACGGTGATGATGCTAAAAGCGTAATGTACGCTACAGCAAACAAATTGGCACAAAAAGAAAACTTAAAAGTTATGTATTATCAGGATTTCATCAAATTAGTAGAAGGTAATCCTACAACACGTATGTTAACCAAGTCAAAAACAAAACAGACTGGTAATATAAGTGCTGATAGGGGATCTGATGAAAAAGCAAATAGAGCAAAACGTAAGTCTCTTGAAAAAGATTTAAAGAAAAAAGGTATTGGTTTTAAAAAAGGTGTAGGGGAATATAAATACAAATCCGATGATGGCAAAGAAGGCACAGGTCGTGAGGTATCATACCAAACAAGTCCTGGCAAAGGAATGTCAAAACGTAGATTTGGAAAAGTGATGCGTCGTCTGGGACGTAAGCATGGTCAAGAATCAGTCATCACAAAAGACAAAGACAAACCTGCAAGACTACACGATACACAAAGTAAAAAACCAAAACCATCTGAAAACATAGGGAAATCCAAACCAGGTAAACATCCAAAGGGTGAAGGCGAGACATCAGGTACAAAGGTAAGAAGTGGAAAACTCCCAAAAAAATCAACAAAAGCGTCAATCAATTACAGCTGAAATTAAATCTATTAAAAATAAAATAGATTGCATGCAGAAAGAGCATGATATAGATTGCTGTAAAAAACCTACTAATGTTCTGAAAGACAAATAATTGACACACATTTTAACTCGTATTTGCTATGCTTGTATAGCTAGTATGTACTGGAGTTGAAAAGCATCATGTCCCATTACACTGTTGGTTATCACGATAACTTTAATCATCATTATGAAATATGTGAGTATGCAGAAGATGCATACGCTGCTATCAAGCAAGCAAGAGAAGATCTAAAAGGATTCGATAATCCTCATGCAGCAGAATACTGTATAAAGGAGGATTAATATGACACATAGATTCAAAGAGATCCTACCATATCACGAACCCGATCCAATTCTTAAGAGGGTATGGAAATTTCTTCTTAGATCGGAACAAAGAATTAAAATGTTTCTGCATCACTTATAGATAATATTAATTAATACCTCTTATTAGGATATGTTATCAACTCAATATCGTCTTCGCTTAGAAGGCATATGCAGAAGCATTGCGTCTGGAACTGAAGTAAGTATAGATGATATGATATGGGCAGAAAAATTGGCAAAGGCAAACACATCCGCTAGAGGTATGTTGAGAACTGCTAGAAAAATAGCAAGAAATCCTAATGATCAGTTTACCAATCAATTAGATATTGGTGATCCTGATAAAGAAATTAGGGGCTTTACATCTCCCGAAGATGTGGTAGAATGGTTTCACGAGGATAGACCCGATGACTGGAGACAACGAGATTAATCCAAACTTCTATCGGTCTCCGCAGGGAGTTGTTTATGAAAAAAATCCAAAACCAAAGTATCCAAGAGTCATCGCAGTCTTCACACCCAGTTCACACGACACTAGCTGGTTATATTGCAGAGAAGATGGCACGTATTACTGGGAGCATGCGAGAAAGAACAAAGGTATTAAAAGAGAAGATGTAGATGGTCTACAACTAAATATATTTGGAGAAGTAGATCTAACAAAAAAATTCATAATGGATTCTATTATGAGGGCTTGACAACATAGGTAAAAACACTTATAGTATAAATACCTACAGAGTTAAGAAAACAATGAAAGATTTACCAATCAGATCATCTTCAATTTTATTTGGCACCATTAGTGTCGCACTTTGGATATCATTAAACACTGCTTGGGTATGATTAAAGGAGTCCTTAGTTATCTAAAAG